CTTCCGTTAAGAGGAACAACGCCAGAGCCTGCTGGTACACACACAGCAGGAGATGCCCCACCGGCAAATGACGCCGATACTGGGAATTGGAATGCAGTAAATCCGGTTGTGTCTACATCGATTGTGATCGAAGAAACAGTCGCGGAATTCGTTACACTCAAGACCCGAGCTGCGCCCGCTGGATTGCTTGAGAATGGGCCGCTTCCTGACTTGCCTGTCAGATTGCTCAATTGAGTCATTCCGTAAGGTGTTGGGATTTGGAAATCTACAAGTTCCCCAGGTGTGTATGGGTTTTGTCTGAAGAAATAAACAACGGCCTGGGTTGCTTGTGTAATGTAAGCAACGGGCAGCGTGTTCGGAAGGAATTGAGTTGGATAAACCTTTTGGTAAAATCCAGTCGTTCCGTTAGCAATTACTAAACCAGCACTTGCGGCAGATGCTGCGTAGCCTAGCGTGATGCTTACGCCAGCAGAAACGGCCGTTACTTGATACAGGTTAGATCCGCTAATTTCTAAGGCTCCAGTGACGTTAATGAGACGAATCCAATCGCCGACACTAATGCCAGTAGTTGTACCTGTAGAAACAACAAATGTAGTTCCGTTGATCGCTGTAATCGCAACTTTTGCAAAAGTTGGAGGATTAGTTTGATCAATGAAAGTGAATCCACCAGATGTGCCTTGTGAAGCATATGTGGTAACTCCAGAACCTGTTGAACTTGGTTGTCCAAGAGCTAGAAAAGAACCAGCGGCCATTGTGCTAAACCATTCGGCATAGACAGGATTAGCGGCTGTACTTTGTGCACCCCAGTTGGTTGTATCCTTGACGAAAACCCAATCGGGCTTAGCGGTCATAGGGATATTTTGTGCAACGGGCGTTGCGGCGTTGGTGTAAGACCAGGCGCCTATGAATGAAAATGGCAACATATGACCTCCTTAGATTCCTGTTGAGCGTAAGTTTTGAACCCAAAGATCATTCGTGATGCATTGCCCTTGATAGAACGAGCAACCTGCTGTATGCCGGAGCATGCATGGGTCGTTGTTATATCCAGGAGGCAGATAGATAAAGCGAGCCTTACCACCTGCTTGCCACACAACTTTGTAAGCCTCTTTCGCTGCTACAAAACAGTTAGCAATGTCGTTCCCGAGCATAGATGCGTTAGGAGAGACAGAGCCTTGCTCAGAAGCAAAGAATCGGATGTTGTTTGCTCCGCCGATCTCAACAGATAGTGTTTGTGAGATGTTTGGATATTGGAATTTCTTGATGAAACCGGACATGTTGTAGAGCACAGGAATCATTCTTGTGGTCAACATGCAACCGTAGGCATCGCCAATTGGCGATGTTCCAAAACGCAGTTCAGCTTCTACAATGTTTGTTATGTATTCGCCACTGTTGTTTTGTAATACGGTAAAGACATCGTCTGCGTCGGAAATAGTCATCTCCGTCGGGATGTCACCGTTAGATCCACCTACGCAGTTGATAATTGAAGCTGAAGACTCCAAGTTATCGCGTTGTAGCGCATCTTGAGTTTCTCTTAAGCTTTGTCCGAGACGAGCCGCGGCGCTATTTAGCACAGGGTCTTCATTCGTGATTGTGACCTGGCGGGTCAAAACGATATAGGTCGCGTACACACGTACACGGCAATCCACATCAACGCGATTAAGCTGTTGTGGTGGTGGGTTGTTTTGGCCATCATCGAGAGGCACTTCAAATAGATCTAATCGATCGTATCTGCTTTGTCTATCAATGAAGCCTTGGTTATCTGGCAACTCAACAGGGGTAGCAAACAACTGGTGAATTAAGTTGTTCTCTGGAGTTGACAGAAGCTTTGCGTTGTACCGCTGTTGTATTTGCGGTGGCAACGATGCAATTGAGACTGTCATAGTTTTTGTTCCCTTGACCTATTAGGTCATTTCGGGAACCGAGCTAGCCATGGCTGCATAGCCGTGCATCTCACGATATAAATCCTTCTTCATAGCATCTGTAAGCTTGAAAGCTTGGGCAATAGGCCGCTTATCGTAGGCCATAGGGGACGTTACCGCCTTCCCTGACTTTTCGATCGCTTTGTCTACTTCCTTCTCTCGTCTCACATCCTTGGCTGTTTCTGAAAGTTTTAACGCCTTGATGTACTTGTAACTTTGCATTCCGATCTTGTATGGATCTTTCAAATCCGCAATCGACGCAGCTAACTCCGGTTCCTTTTCTTCCAAAATTGATAAAGTTTCAGGAGTGACGACATCGGAGAAATCTGAATATTGACGATTCAAGCGATCCATGAATTGATCTGAGTCGCGCTTTTGAAGGGCTTTTTGCACTTCTTGTTTCACGAACTCTTCAGCGTTTTTGAGTACTTTCTGATTGTTCTTATCAGCCAGCTTTTTCACCTTACCTAAAGGAATGAACTCTTCATCGCCGATTTTATCAAACTCGTCTGGCTCCGCTTGACGCGCAGTCTGCTGATTAGCAAGTTGTGCTTGCATAATTTGCATCTGTGCTTCTCGCAATTGCTTCAGCTCTCTTTCGAGTTCGGCATTCTTGAGACGCATCGCCTTCAAATGCTGGTTATTTACCGGCTCTTGAGCTTGTTGCACCTCTTTCACTTCATTGACTTGGTTTTCTACCGGAGGAGCTACCTCAATATTTCCGCTGTTTTGGTCTTGAATCTCAGTCATGAATGTCCTTTTTGTTCGGTGGTTGGCTAAGTCCACACATGCACGCCGTGACGGAAGGCTATTCCGTCTTATTTGCGCCTTACATTGACTTTGTTTAATAAAAATTATATAAGTCAAATAAAATGAGAAAATATGATTTGTGATAATTGTAAATCAGAAAGATTAGTTACTGATTTTATAAATAATCAGAAATTTTGTTATCACTGCGTGTATCAGGAAAAGCTGCAAAAAAGCTCAGAAAGTCAAACAGAGAAAAAGAAGATATGCCGCACGTGTAGCAAAGAAATCATTCGCAAGAAAAGTGAGAAAAAGAGACAGAGATCGATCTTTTGTTCCCGTGAGTGCGCAACGGCTGGGCACAAAAATCAATTAAGCAATCACTGGACGAGAAAAATTCAGGACAAAGATGGGCTATGCAAAAAAGGGATATCGAAATGGAAAATAAATCAATTATTGATCCTAGGAGAGAAACCGCCGGGAAAATATATCGCGATGCGCAGATTAGTGGAGAACGAGGAGTCGTCATTGGAGATGTGAATCACGAGATAAAAAAAGATTTAGTTGTAGATATAAACGAAGCCATTGAAGAAGGCACAAAAGCCATGGAAGGCAAACCCTTTTACCTAGCCATATACGAGAAATACGACCTCATGTTGAAAAAGGGTTTAGTTAGAATACGAAAAATAACGAAGTACCGTCCCTATCCCGAACAAGACATGATGGCCTTTCACGTCTATCCTGGGGGAGATGTGTATTTTTGCTGGGAATTGCCTCACAGGTCGCAAATGATGAATATTTTATCGTGCCCAGATCTTTTTGATCCCATGCGTGTTGACATGATTAGACGATGGGAAAATTTGCAATTGGAATATTTTGGATTCAAAAAAGATGAAGAGGGTAACTGGGTTGAAAATGAGCTTTTTCGTGGAGATCAATTGCTAAGCACTAAGCCTATTGAGAAGAAATCAAGCCTCCTTCTCGCATAAAAATCTACCCCAGCGCTTCAGGTATACCATGATCTCGTATGCCTGATCTAGGCCTAAGGAATTACACAAATCCTTGTCTAATAAAACAGCTTCATGCTCAGATCTTCCACGAACATTTACCCATTTTACATCGCGGACATTACTAGATTTCCGCACCGCGTTCAAATGCGTATAATGATCGCTTTGGCGGCATGGACAACCAGATCCGCAAATACATTCAAGAGTATGCCAACCGCAGTCGTCACAAGATCCAGACATAAAAACCCTCTAAATAAAAAATGGCACCGACGTGCAATCAGTGCCACAACACAAAAGATAAACGCTATTGTTTCGGAGTATGCAAAGTCAACGTCATTTTTTCTTGACGCATGCGCAAATTGTCCATGTCTCGCATAGTGTGTTCAGGCTCTCTTCGTAGCTGCTCAGAATACTGCTCATCCATACGAATAGGGCCTTTTTGCACTTCTACGGAGTATGACCTTGATTCTGATTTTTTAGCCATGAGAACTCCTATTAAGAATAACGGCCATTATAAGCCTGCTTATTGAGATCCTTAGACATGCCAGCTTGTCGCTTATCCTGTCTTTCGATATACTCATCGGTTTTGCTGAATCCACGTTCTGCAAAATCCTTTTCTGGCTTTTGATAGCTCTCCACAGTAGGCTTCATATCGCCCTGTACATAGCCATGTTTTGACATTTTTTCTTTCATAATAACACCTTGTTAGACTTGTTGACTCATCTGAAATTAAAGTGCTGAATAAAAATGCCACCTGTAAAGGCTTTTTTAGATTCGATTATTTAAGCAACGCTTTGGTTACTCGGAGCGACTTCCTTGTCAGAATTAGCAGCAGGACTTATTTCGTTTAAAATCTGTATTCTCTGCATTAGGTGATCGAGATCCATGCCTTGCAGTTCCTTAAGCGCCTTAACGACATTGAGCATACTTGCAGTATCCTCTTGATGGGCTCGGCGCAATTTATCCTGAGCCACGGCGCTATCTGTTTGGATTTTAGCCACTCTTTCCTTGGCCAATCCCTCTTGACTATGCGCATAGGCTACTTTCGTCATATTGTCGACCTGCATTTGCTGCATTTGCAGTTGCTCCATTTTCTGGGCCTGCTCTTGTTGTGCTTTCTGACGAGACATGACTTTTTCGATAATGCGATCTTTGTTCTGTATCGTCATGCATTCTAGGACTTCATCGGGAGGAAGCAAATCGGGATACAATTGTTGGAAATGCAGAATTTGAGCCAATTCTAGTTGCTGCTGGCTTTCGGTAAGTGCTGCCTGGACTACTTTGCAGCCGTATTTGAAGAAAATCTTGCTATCGAATTCAGCTGTTGGTTCCTCGCCAATAACCTGACGCACCTTGCCATAAGTCCAATTCTTTTGGATGTATTCAACTTCTATATCGCAACACTGTCTTTGACTTTCGTCGGCCTGGTCAAAAAGCCTCTGTAAGTTCCGTGCAGTAGCCGCTTGTCTCATCATAGAGATAATGCCCGCCTTGTCGTCAACATCCATACCCATGGCGCTAGGATCAATACCTGCAATGTTGAAGAAAATCCCCTTGAGCATGTCTTCCATTTGCAACATAACTGGGCTAGGAGGCACGATCGGCATAGCCTGAACATCATCCATGGAGAAATCTGGATCGATGCTCAAAACACGCCCATGGCCAGAATTTAGTGCATCCTCTGGAGTAACGAGAGCACCTTTTTTAATTTTGAGTCCTTGTTGCTGAGCGTCCAAAATTTCTAAATTGGATACCTTGAGGCGGTTCAAAAGGTACTGGCAATCACGGAGCATAGTCATGGGGCTATTGAACTTGTAGGCGTAGTAGGGAGTATCCGCCGTGAAGAAAGCATGCAGGGGGACAACAGGGTATCTATCCATGCCATAGGGGTTTGGTTCATCGACAATGACGCGATCATTCAAAATAATACTGCGTCTAACTGTGGGAACTTGTTTTTTCAAGGTAGACAATTTACCCTGAAAAGCTTGCATAATCTCTTTGAGCTGTTCTTTGGTACCCGAAAACTCTTGGCATTCTTCTGTCTTTTTATCGATAAGGAAAGTAGCTTCTCGGCTCGTGAGGTACCAATATTCATCAAAGGCAATAAGATTCGGAAACTGGATTTGATAAACTTCCGGCATGTAGAAGAATTTATCATCGCGATATGTGCCCTTAGGCAGTGATAGGATTTCATCGCCGAACTGCGGGTACATTAGGGCAGCTTCTTGAGCATCGAAAAAAGTTCTTACCCACCAGAAACGTGCATCGCTCATATCGCTCTTGCGATAATATGGATCAAATAGGCAGCTTTTCATATCTACATAGCGCCATTTTGGATCTGGGCTCAGCGGATCTTTTGTGCTATCTCCGTACATGTACATAAAGCCGAGACCTTGAATGACGGCACCTAGCTGGAATGCGTCGCTAAAAGTCGTATGAAAACCTTCTTTATGATTATGGAAAAGGCACTTTGTGAGTTGGTCGGCCGTCTTTTGCATACCATCGCGCACAGGGATTACGGCACCGCTTTTTCTCGTCTGTCTCTGTTGACCGCTTATGGCCTCTGAAATGGGATTCATGATATTGAAGTTCCATATCTTGCGCCGATAGGTTGCAACCCCTGGGAAGATAAGACCCCAAACCTCTTGGTCGTTCATGGTGAAGCGCTGATTCAGATCCGCTTGGTACCACTGGGTTTGTAAGATATTGATACTGTCCGAGTAGTTCTTCTCCATGCCCTGGCGGAGGGAAAGGTTTAATGAGTCTTCCGGCCAAAAAATCGGATCCGAGTTCCTGATAAGCCACCTACCTGATAGATTTGTATTAATTTAATCCTGTAAGATAAAAATTATTCTATGCAAGGAACTAAATGACAGAATTACCCGATATTCCGCAGGACGATGTAGTAGATGTTATAGAAATGACAGACAAGATTGAGACTTATATGAATACAATATTAGCTGGCAACGCACTGAGACTCTCCATGTCGGCTCTCATAAGTTCAACTATTAATTGTATGCTAGGACAATGCAAAACGCTGACCGAAGTTCTGTATTATAGGAATCTTTTCGTTAAAATACTCGATTGCGCGATTAAAGACATCGAAATCAAGGGGCCGGAGAAACCACCTTCTTCTTGACGACCTTTTTCTTTTTGATAGGTTTTTTCTCCTCACTTTCGCATACGGCCTTATATATGGCATTTATTTTGAAAAAAGACTTTTGCTCAAGACTGTCGCCCGCTCTGATAAAGGCGAGCATGGATTTATGAATATGCTGTGAAATATCGGCTACTTTTTTCATTTCATCGATCGTTTTGGATAAAATGTTCCCCTCAGCAATAGAAGATCTAGCCATAGCGACGCAGCCCTTGAACCCATTAATCATGGCGTTAAATTTATCGACATTTTTCATGTAATCTTCAAATTTGTCTAAAGTTTTTTCAGCTAATAAAACCGCCTCTTCTCTGTTGGCGTCCTTTATCAAGCCATCTACTTTGTCATGAAGTCTATTGATGGTATTATTTTCATCTTCCGAGCAAAAAACATCACAAAGCAACTCCTTGATATCTTCAATGCCAGCGTCCATGACTCTTTGTCCATCGCATCTAATGGGAATAGTAGACAGGCTTTCTGTCGAACAATGCGCCCTTCTTTCTAGCGCATCGAGACGAGACGCTATAGATAGAATACCGCTTTTTATGTCCTCAATGTCGTTCCAAAACATCATGCACCTCTAGCCCATACGCCTATGATTTGTTCATATCCCTTATAAGCTGCTTCTACACTCTCAAACTCTACCGCATCGGAAGGGTCTTCTGGTTTAGGCGATATTTGGAGAAGAACCTTTTTTTCATTTTCTTCGAATGAAACTTTATAGATTTTCCCTAAATCAATTGCTCTGTCTTTGCTGCCTTTGAAACGGAAAATAGTTCTCTGTGGTTTTGGGTGCGGCATTGAAGCCGGGACTTCAGGTGTTGCAACAAAAGGTTTCTCTTGTGTTTGTGCTGATTCAATTGGCGCTGCATCAGCTATGGTATTCTCGTCTGTCATTTTGTATCCTCTTTTAATTGGTTCCATCGTTTCTTATATTCTTCGTAATCCCACATGTCCATGGAGCCTTTCTCATCGAACATAGGACATTCACAACGTCGCTTACAATTCTTGCAAAATCCATATATCACAAAGTGTTTTGGATCGCAATGGTTGCAATAGTTCTTCATTGTTTTATTAATTTAAAGCCATCGGAGCCGTCATGAATAGCCGTAATGTGAGTAAAACCCTCTTTTTCGCATACTTGAAGCAAAAGACTAAAAGTCTCTGTTTGAATCCACCCACGAATAATTGCATGATCCTCATAGACTGTTATGGAATAATTCGGTTTCATTTTCGTTCCTTATAACTCGGCCAGTGTTTCAATGCTTCTTCTTTTGATATCCATTTTCTAGTCCACGCGATAGGAGGATCTTTTACGAAAACGTGTCTAATTCGGCGGAATAAGACATGTATACATCGCCTAAAGTCCATATTTTATGAGATCCCTATACCTTCGGAAGATTTTATTTTGAGTGGGCTTTGGAACAAATTCTTCCACACTATCGATGAGAGCAAATATCATTTTCACCGATGCTTTGCACTTTGGCCTTAACTCTCGATTGGTGGCTTTATCAATGATTTTGAGACACTCTTCCAGTTCACTCATTCTTGTAAACCCTCTTCATGGCCTCTACACATTCAGACGTACAAGCTTTTGCCAAAATTTGCTCTTCTTCCCACACATCTGGGTGTCCCTGCTTATGAATCTTGTAGTTTCCGTACCATTGCGATTCATCTCCCCAAATAAAATCCCTACCGCAGAAGGCGCACTTATGAACAACTCTTTTTCTCTTATACGGAGGATTTACTATTTCCCTCATCTTTATCCTTTTTCTTCAGATAGGCAAGAATCGCAGCCACTTCATCGCGTACATCTGGGATAAAATCACTAGAACATGAAGTAAATTCCTCCCACATCTCACGAGCTGCCTTGTCGCTCCTCATAACATCTTCAAGGTTTTCGAGGGTGTATGATCCGTCCTTGTAGCACTCCATGAGCCAATTCCACATATCCAGCATACTTATCCCCTCTCGTCCAAAATCTTTGCAATATGATTCAAAAGACGTTCCATGCGACGCTGAGCTGACATAAGATCTCCAATGTCAAGCTCCACCCTCTTCATTCTTTCGCTAATGCTTTCATGGTCTGCGTTAGCTTCCAAGAGATTGCATAGATAGCTAACACGGCTCTCAAGTCTGTATAAAGTGGCTTGTTGTATTGTCATAGATTTTACTTATCTAAGTGTCCACAAAACATAAGAAATTTTCTAAAAACCTTTGGTATCAAAACAAAGACTATTTGCATTGTTCCCCCATAACGACTCCGCCAGGACCGCTTGGCCTTTCGAATATGATATCTATGTCAATCATGATACCTGGATCGGCATGGAGCCATATGGCCATTGACATGCCAGCTAGAAATAAAATCTTTTTCATTCTTCTCTCCCAAAATCATGTTCATAGGGTTTTGGCTCAAACCAAGGGTCAAAGCAAAGAGCAAAATCATCTCCAATCTCGCGCCATAAATCTTTGTCTCGTTGTTGATCTAGTTCTATCCACACGGGATAACTCATAAATGCAGTCTCAGTGCCGTGCTCACGTTCCCAGCTTGTCCGATCTCGTTCATAATGCTCATAGGCTTCGCAAGGATGGAAGTCGAAGAACGAGTAGACGTATGGCGATGTGAATAGGCACACTAGAAATACAGCATAGGAAAAATAATAAGCTCGATATCCTCTCAAATGCCATAGTGCTTTTTTAGCGAGAATGTTCATAATGTCTCCTTTTTGACGCAACATTGCGCCGTTTTTGGATTGACACAAGATTGCGTCATATCGTCTTTGCTCAGGAATTTCACAATCAAATTCATAAGATTCTCAAGCCTCTGTTGGCTCGCCATGATATCGTCATTTTGCAGCTCCATTTGCGCCAATATCTCTGTAATATCGCCTGTATGCTCGTTGCCTTCGAGAAGCTCGGAAACCCTTCTTATTCGATATTCAAGGTTTTGTAAGGTTGTTTGCGGTGTTGTCATTCGCTTT